CTCCTGTAGCATTGGAACATATAAAGGCTTATTTTCAAGCCAATGAACGAGCGCCGCACGTTCAATACTCCCATCAGGGAGCCATGGAACGCTCCCATTCATAATATTCTTAAGGCCATAGATGCTCATATGGCCTTATATTTTGCTCATCGTGATCCATGGCATTTAGAAAAGGCAGCCATGCTTAGGGCTTATCTTCATGAACTAAAATCTTACATTCACAGGCAAGAAGCAAATGTGGCGGATCTGGGCGAAGGCACTAGGCGAGAAAGCGGGGAAGCATAATCGTGAAGCAGACACAGTAGCTATTGTCCGCACGTTTATTTTTGCTTCTTATTTGATCACTAATATTGCCATCGTTGCTAATGCTTGGCGCCATTGGAATGACAACGACTGTATCCCACAGGCTACAAAAAAGGGGAGCCTTAGCTCCCCTTAGGGTATTGGTTAAAACCAATGCGGCTTAGGCACGTAAGCAACACCGCGATAAACGAGAGAAGCATGTTGGGCTTCTTTCAGACGTGCAGCTTTTTCAAGCTGCCGCTTGATCAGGGCAAGTGGGTTCATGAGAGTTCCCGATGAAATGCGGCCCCGTTCCCTGCCGCATTGTCATGCACTCCATTGCTGGAGCGAACGTCCTTTCAGCTTAGCATGATGCCTTCGGCGGGATTTGAACCCGCATGGGGATGTCCCCTACGCATTTTAAGTGCGCTGCATAAACCAGTTCTGCTACGAAGGCGTGAGGAGCAAAGGTGTTGAGGGCGGGGCTTCAATCCGCCGTTCTACAACTTTTAACTATGGGTCGGCCCATAGCCTTGGCTCCGTCTGATTGCGAACAGCATCCCCCGATACTGTTCTATGTAACGCTGGCCAGCGTGCTTCGCGAAAGCTTTGAAATCATAACACGATGATGGTCAAGCGTCATATTCTCTTAAGCTTTCATCGCCTTGGTGGTCTGGCATGTAGTCATCATCAGTGGCATCAGCTTCCCATGCACGCTCAAGACTTTCCTCCGCCTTTAAGCGCTTGGCATGAGCCTTGAGCTTGGGAAGTAAGGTGGGAATATATAGATGTTCGGCGGCGAGAAGCTGCAGAGAGGTTTGCTTGCTGGTCGGAGCGTTTTCCAACAATGCAACGAGGAACTTTGTTTCCTCCATAGTTAATTTGCAATAAGTCACTTCATAACGGAACTATTGTTTGAAAATCATACTAGGAGATTAAGCTTTCAATCCAGCCAATATCATCATCTTTACTTGCGGCCAGAATTGCACCTGCCATTGCAAATGCTAAGTCGTCAATACCAGTGGCTTTACCACCAGTGACGCTCCATTGTCCACTGGGTTTATAGATGACGGTTAGATTTTTAAGCTGCATAATTGCTTTTTCGTGGCGATAAATATTGATTTGTCCTGCATTAAACAATTCCCGCATTTTGCTAAATGCTTTCATTTTTGAACTGACGGTCCACGTTAGTTCTGTGATTGGCAAATCACTAGCCAGGCTTTGAATGGTGCCAGCACTATTGAACTGGTCCATGACGATGGTGTCAAAAACATATAGACGGTGTTGTTCCTTAATCCAATCTTCTACTGCATTGATATTGACTTCCATTCGTCCATTGATTTCAAAATCAGCGACGAAAGAATGAAACTTGTCAACAACCAAAGTGCCGTTCTCATAGTGAACAATGCAAGCAGTGTAGTCGTCACGGCCAACGCCACCACGGGCGGGGTCAAGGGCAAGGACGTAAGCTCCTTGGAATTCAGGGCGTGGTGGCAATGCTGCGCGACGATCATCAATACAGGCATCAATCACATCGCTATTCACCAGTGCAGACAGATTGCTGGCGAATTGTGCTCCATACTCAACCTTAAACTTTTCGGGGTCACGCTGTCTCTCTGTGTCAAGAAACTCTTGCGAAATATTTGGGTTCATCTCCCACGTTGGGAGATTCACTGCCTGCATGAAAGGGAATCGCCCTGATGATGCTTCTTTGAAATGCTGGTAGAAGATACCGTCAGTTAGCCACGGGGAGGACAGTTCAAGGATGCGCCCCTTTCCTCCAAACTGAGCGATGGCAGGAGACAATGCGTCATAAATGCCACGGCCTCCACTATTTGCATCGCCTTCAGTGGCAAATGCAAGCTCGTCGAAGACTGCCCCGGCGCAGGCAAGACCACGAGCAGCTCGGCCAGAAGTGGGGATGGCCTTAAACACGCAATTATTGCTTAGTTCAATGATGTCAGCAGTTTCGCGGACAATTTCTTGAGCGAAGGGGCTTTCAATGATTAGTTGACGAATGTTGTTTAGAGCAATACGAGCCTGATCCTGACTGTTTGCCACTGTCACTACATACCATCGTTCCCCTTTTCTTACTTTGCGTCGATATTCTTCTTCTAGAACGAAACACATATAGAGGCATGCCACAGCAGCCATCAAAGTTTTGCCGCTTCTTCGTCCTAATGCCCACACTGCATGAGACTTGCCTGGCTGGAAGAATTCATCCAGAATGCGAGCTTGTGCTGGATAAAGTTCTAGCTTGAGAGCGTGCTTTGCAAATTGGCTGCAAGTAAGGTTCACTTGTATTTCAATCGAGATAGAGACTTTAATTCGTCTTTAGGAACAAAATATGCAGGGCGTCCTCCTGCTGGATCTTTCTTCCATTGTTCCTTCATCGCATCAGCAGCTTGTATCCAGCCATGGATGAGCGTAATGCGATTTTCAATTGTGACGAGCACCAATATCTTATCTGGGCTTTCATCAAGCTGCACTATTAAATCGTAATAATGGCGAGAGCGAGTTTTAACATCGATGTTGGGAGGGAGGTCTGCGGAGCCGCGTTTTGCTTCTGTGTCTTGATAGAGCTTATCTTCCATGTCGAGCATGACTGCCACTGCCATTTCGCCTGCAGCGCCGAGCATGTGGTAGCGGAGGGCTAATTCGCCGTTCTCCGCCCCATTGTTTCTGCCCTTTCTGCCCTGTTTTTCATTAAGAGCTTGTCTGCGAAATGCTTCAGCGCGAGTACGTTGCCGCTGGTCTTCGCTGAATGCAAAAGTCAGTGGCGGAGCCAAGAAGTCCATAATGGCCAGTTTCTACGGACAATGTATCCAGCTTTTAGACTAGAAGCAATACAACTTGGCCATTAGTGTTTGTTATGGAAGGCGAAGCAATTGATTTGGGACATGCTACGGCAGGCGGCATTCGTTCAGATGGCCTTCAAAACGTGCTGATTGGCATGGGAACTGGCCGCGATAAAGCTCAGTACACCAAAACCACTGCCACTGTCTTCCTTGCTCAAGAAGAACTTGAAAATTTATATGGCGAATGGCTACCTCGTCGCATTGTTGACATCTATGCCGATCAAGCTACCAGGAAAGGTTTCAAGGTGTTGTTTGGTGGCGATGGCGTAAGGGCCGAAGAAGTGCAAGGCATTGAGCAAACAATTGAAGATCTCTACATCCTTGAGCACCTTAACCTTGCAGCCAAAAACGCCCGCCTTTATGGCGGTGCCTGCCTTCTTCTCTTTATTGACGATGGGCGTCCCGCTTACATGCCTGTCGATAAACGCAACATCCGTCGCATTGAAGAGATTGAGTGTCTTGATAGATGGCAAATTGCCCCAGTTATTAATGAAGAAAACTTATACGACTATTCAAAAGCCACTTATTATCAGATTATTTCTGGAGATTTAATTAACGAGCCCACGCTTACTTACATCCACAAAGATAGGATTTTGCGGTTTGATGGGGACTGGCTGCCTTATCGCGTGAGGCAGCGTAATTATGGCTGGGGCATGAGCGCTCTGCAAACTGTTTATGACAGCTTCCGTCATTATTGGACTGGCCTTAATTCTGCTGCAACGCTTCTCACTGAGTTTGACATCTTTGTTCATAAAGTGAGAGGACTCGCGGCAATGCTTGCTGCTGGCAAAGAAAGCTCCATTCGTGATCGTTTGCAAGTGAACGATATGAGCAAGAGCATCTATCGCGGTTATGCGATTGATGCAGAGAAAGAAGAGCTTGAATTTATCAGCCGTAATTTTGGCGGCATTGGAGAAATCCTTGAGAAGCTGCGAGTGGATATTATCGGCGCCAGCAAAATTCCTCACACTGTTCTATTTGGTGAAAGCCCAAGCGGACTTGGTTCCACTGGCCGCAGCGAAGAGCGTGATTTTGCAAAGATGCTTTCTGACTATCAAAGCGTCCATTTCAAACGGCCAATGAAGAAACTGCTTGAATACATCATGCTGAGCAAGGAGGGTCCAACGAAAGGAGAAATGCCCGAGTCATGGCGCATTGCCTTCAACCCATTGTTTGAACTGAATGAACGCGAAATGGCCGACGTAAGGGCTCGCGTAGCGGCTGTAGATGGGCGCTACATCCAACTGGGTGTCCTTACGCCTAAGGAAGTAGCTGATGCCCGCTACGGCGGTTCTGAGTGGAGCATGGAACTCACGCTCGACCCTTCAGTGGAACGCGCCAATGAAATACCCACTCCAGAAATGGGTGGAGCCACCCCTAATCGGGGTGGCTTGGCAGTGCCGCCTGGCGGTCGCGATCCAATGAATGAAGAGAATGGCACGCTTCCTATGGATGGAAGTCGGGAAGTGCAAGATGCGGCTGGCCTTTATCTTCCGCGTGATTTAGAAGAGATTCGGGGGGACGTAGAGTTCACTGATAAAGACTTGCATCAACAAGCAATTGCTTCGGCTAAGGCCAAATTCAAGGAATGGCCGAGTGCAGTTGCTGGAGCTTATGTGACACGCAAATACAAAGATTTGTACAAGCGTAAGCATGGTTCAATGGAGGGGGCTTTCAAGGGCAAAAAAACAACTGCCGAATATTTTAAAGAGGATGCTATTGAACCATTAAAAACTAGCGGGCTCATTCTTGCTGATATTGACGAGGCTTCTCTCATTGATGAAGAAGACATTTCCGCTGCATTGAATCAATGGAAAGAAGAAGCGCCTGAGCGCTTCAAAGATATCCTGGAGGCAGAGGATGTACAGCCTCAATGATCTTTCTCAGTTTTCTGAAGCCATTGTTCGCTTTGATGAATCATCCTGGCGCTACGACCCTATTAGTGGTCGGTATCGCGGCGCTAATGGACGTTTTCTCAGCGCTCGTGCAGTGGAAGCATTGGTGGATGGTCGAATTAATAAGCTTGGCGCTGAGTTACGGCGTTTTACACGTATGCTTAGCGCTGGTGATATTACGCTGGATCAATGGCAAGGGAGCGTAAGGGAAGCGCTTAAACTTGTTCACGTACAGGCAGCAATCATTGGCAATGGTGGCAGAGAAACAATGGGAGCCACGGAATGGGGGCGCATCGGGCAGCGTCTCCGTGTGGAATATGGTTTCTTACAGGGCTTTGCTCGTGATCTTTTGGATGGGCGCGTTTCTTATCCCATGGCTGCTGCTCGTATCGGGCTGTATGCTCAGAGTGTGCGAGGTAGTTTTTGGGAGGGTGCCAGTATTCGTCAAGAAAAACAAGGATACTCCTTGATGCGACGAGTGTTGGATTCGCAAGCAAAGCATTGCCAAGATTGCCTGGATTATGCGGCTCGTGGCATGGTTCCTATTGGCAGCGTGCCGCTTCCTGGGCAGCGCTGTGCATGCCGTGCGAACTGCCGATGCAGCGTAAAATACTTCCGACAGCAAGCGCCCACCGTGGCAGTTTGAAATGGATGTTTTAGTGGGCAGCACTGGACTGATTGGCGGCGTGCTTCGCGATCATCACGATTTTGACTGCCGTTTTAATTCTGAAAACATCCATTTGGCTCCATTGCTGAAAGAGGATATTGACACGCTTTACTTGGCATGTTTGCCAGCAGAAAAATGGAAGGCGAATCAGGCGCCAATGGCTGATTTCGACAATATGTATCACGTATTGACAAAGATAAGGCTATGGAAGCCGAGAGAAGTGGTTCTTTATTCAACGATTGACATTTACAGTCAAACATATAAATACGTGCAGGATTTTCCTGAAATGCACGCTATTGACTATGGTTCTGTTCGCTACATCTTTGAGATGTTGGTTAAGCAGACATTTCCCGATGCTATTGTTACCATTATTCGCCTTCCGGCGTTATTCCATAGACGCAT